TATAAACTTATATGAAAAAAATACCTCGTTAATGAAACACAAAATTATTAAAGCAAGAAGCTTATCTTTGTTTGTTCTCGGTGAGGTGCCGAGAAACTATAAAACGAATCCGGAAGTTCTTTTTGCTTCTTTCGCCCTATTTGAAATCCGAACATTTCCATGAATTTTTTCCTATATTGAAGTAATGGGGAGGAATAAAACTTATTTATTGCCTCCCTATTGAATCACTATTTCATCTAAATTCCGCCAGCATTACCAGTGTTGCCGCCACTTACTTCCCAATAATCCATTTGGAATTCAACAGTAAATTCTTCAATACCGTCGGTTTCCCATGCAAGATCAATAGTGGATACGGAAGTTGGGAAAATACCAACCATGTTATACACTCTCAGAATGTCTCCGGTTTTACCGAATTGTGTTACTTGGGCATTACCTTTATACAGATTTGGTGCTGATCCGCCTGCTTGATTCAAATTTCCTTGAGCGGAATTGATTGCATGCGACCATTGTTCCATCGCATTGCGGACACTAAAGTCCTCATCATTAATGATGGTTGGTGTCCATGGTTCATATGTACGGTTTCCGGCAAGTTTAACTTGACGACCAAAATACGGCATATCAATCACACCTAATGTAGATGCTGGTATCGTTGCCGATTTACACATGAAAGGGACTATTGGATCTGCTGCGCCATTAATTGGATTGGTGATTTGGACTTGGAATAAAGAATTCCTTGCCCCACCTTGCTTTAATGCTCCAGCAAATTCGTTAATATTAAAAGCCATTATGGTTCTCCTTTATTTTATTTATTAACCAAATTTGCCGACAACTTCAGAGAACTCAACGCCAGTTCGCACTGCAACAAAGTTCAATTGAATAAAGTTAATTGAACGAGCAGGTTTAATGTATATATCGCCAATGAATTCATTGCGGTCAATAACTTCACCAGTATTATTGGTGTTGTCACAAACTACACGGAAGTCGGTTATACCACGTCTTCCCTGAACATCACGTAAGAACGGTTCAACCATATTACGGAACTGCGAGCGAGTAAATTCATCATTGAATTCAAATAGTGTGAATTTCGATGCAGTTGAAATAGCTTTTTCAAGCACAATAAACAATCTACGAACATTAATTCTATCAAAGGCACTCGGTTTAGCCAACATAGTCTTATCACCAAACAATACAGTACCTTGTCCTGGAAATGTAACTACAGGGTTAACACCTTTCTTGTACAATTGATCACGATCTGCTTTACTTGGATTATATGCCAACTTGATAGAATTTTTAATATTACCACGATTGAATCCTGCAGGAGACCACCATGGATCTCTTGTATTATCCGTTTGGACCATTAATCCAGCAGTGTCACCATTTAATGGGACATATCGATAAAGGTCATTATACTTGTCATATTGATATTTCCAGCCAGAATCCATTACAGCATAAGAAGAACTTGGTAACGTATTACGATATTCAATAATATCATCACGCTCTTTACCTGAATATGCTTTATTTTCGACTACGGAATCACGTTCAGGCGATATGACTGCGATACAGTCTTTTCGACTTTCAGCAATGTTGGTGATCAGATGTTTAGCAAGAGTTATATCAGATTCACCACCCAATAGAAACGATATATCTACATCTTCAGCTGACTTAAACAAATCGTAAAAAGGAACTTTTTGAGCTGCCGACACTTTGGCGCCATCATGTCCAAATTTAAGTCTTGTTGTTTGTGCGCTTGAGGTATTATCAGAAAATGAAGCGTTTCCGACAACAATAGAACCTCCACTAGTTGTATGTGCCTTGTCGTTCCACCATATATAAGGAGATCTTTGATTGATAACTTCTTTATAGTAGTTACCAGCTCCTTGTTCAGTTTTCCCGTCAACTGCTAAAGATAACGTATCATATTTTTCAATAACAGTTCCTGGTGCGCCAGTAAATTCTCCACCCTCATCAACAACTACTATATGAATAGCATCATTGGCAGAATCATGGGCAGTGGCATATGCAGTGGATAACGGACTATTGTCAAATAAATCCGCATATTCCCAAGTACGAACTAACCCATTATTTGCCAGTGCCACGTGGTATGGCACTGGAGTGGTCATCGTAAGTGAGGTATTACTTATAGATTTTACAGTAAATGTTCCGCTATTAGCTTCCATTTCTCCATTTACTTTTAATCCTAGCGTTACTGTATCTCCCACTACAAACTCATCAAGCATCGCTGCGGTGTCAAATGTTACCGACGCATCGCCAAGATTGGTAGTATATACCATAGTATTGCTAAAATCTGTGGACCAACCGTGTTCATTAAAACATGTTGAAACTTTTAAAGAGTTCCCCATTTTGCCTGGATATTTTGCAATCCAATCCCCAGCAGAGGTATTAGCATTTAAAATATAATCTTCGTTATAGTGATCTTCATTCTTAACTCGAATTTCTGAGTCGGCTCCCGCTGTCGCATTAAATGCATTAGCTGAAACTGCTCTATTAACATATAAAGCGTTTCCGTAAGAAAGAAAGTTTGCTGCAGTAAAAAAATCAGTCGCAGTGTTTGAGTTTGGTTTATGGTAAATGTTAATTAATCGATCTTCACTATCAACAAGGACACGTTGATCTACTGGTCCCCATGATGCATTTATTGCAATTGCTCCTTCGGTGGTGCTAACTGCAGGGACAATTGTTGTGAGATCGATCTCGCTAACATTTACTCCTGGTGATACTTGGAAAGGCATCTTTTTATCTCCTTTTATCTAAAGGTCAAATCATTTAAAACTTATTTATAAAAAACAACACCTAGAACCTGCGATTTACCAACTCACCATTAGCGAAATCGTGATCTCCACCCCAGTCCTCAGGTCGACCTGGACTGGTATCCCATTCATTTGATCCATCGTCAATGAACCCGAAAGGAAGTAGATCATCTTCTAATTCCTTTCTTGTCCTATCTCTTAAATGCTGAATAGTATTGATATCAGTCAAATGTTTAAAATATTGTTGATCAGACAGCCAACCAAATAATACTAATCCCATCACTAAATCGTCATGGCATCCTGGTTCTGCTTCGTATGATATTCCTTTTCTTGAGAATGTTGATAATTCTGCGATAGTGTTGAAATCATTCACTATCAATTGATCTTGCTCTATCAACAACTTTAGTACTGAACAACCAATAGATTTTACTTGTTTGGTTGTTCGGATTCCTTTATCGGCTTTCTTTGATCCGAATCCGGATGATATTCTTTTACCTGCTCTTCCTGCAGATTCAGTATAAAGAATAGACTCATATTCATATTCATGGAGCAATAAATCAGGTATTTGCCCACCAATATCATTAATCTCAGTTAATACTTGTGCATCATTGTACTTTTTACATAATGTATGTATAATTTCAGTGTATTCGATCGGCACTATCATATTATCTCTAAACGTACAAACTTGCCTATAAGGCATCTCTGTAGCATCGATGATATGCATTGCTGAATAGTCTAAACCTTTTCCTCTAGAAACGTCGATAACAGCAAAGTACATGTGCCCCTCAATCGCCTGCTCATAAACTGATATTCCGTTGGATTCTTGTAACGGTTTATGATGAACTAAAGATTTCAATTTACTGCCTTCGATTAACGTTCCTGATGAGCCTATAAATTCACATTCGAATTCTTGAGCAAATTTCCGTAAATCAAAGTCCATTGAAGCTAGTGTATCCTGTTTCCATTCTGCATCCCGACCAGGAACTTTTTGCCATTCGACTTCAATATACTGATATCCATTCTTCCCTTCTTTAGCACCCTCACATGTCTTGTAAAAATGATTAAGACCATTAGGAGTTGAAGTGAATAATATTTTAGTGGTCTTACCTGAGGATATAGTGGGGAATACTGAAGCAAAGAATTCATCCCATCCTTCTACGAATGCTGCTTCATCGATGTATAAAAATGAAACTGATTTGCCTCGAATACCGTTTGATGATGTTGCTGCAGCAATAATTTTACTTCCATTTTCAAATTCAACAGAACCTTTATTCCATTCAATAACGCCTTGTTGAATCCACTTAGGTAGTGCTTCATAGGCAATTTTAATGCGATCTAGAATTTCCCTAGCAGCATCGCCTTTATTCGCAAGGAGTGCTACAGTCTTGTAGTCATTAAATAACACATAATGTAAAATAGTTGCAACAGCTGTTGTAGTTTTTCCAGCTTGCCTAGAAGTTACAACAGTGACACGACGATTGTTTGTTATTTTCTCTATGATGTCTTTTTGATAATCATACAGCTCAATTGGTATAAGCCCATGATCAACATGAACTATTTGTAAATACCTTTCAGCAAAATAAATTGGATCCTTTGAGCATTTGATAAATTCTTTAAGTCTATCCTCACCCCATTCTACTGATACTCGTGCACGTTTAAGATTTACGTTACCGAGATATCCACGACCATCATTTTCCATCATTATCCTTTATCATCTTTAATAAATCTGCAGTTGAACCTACAAACAAATTGTTATTTGTCACGTCACCATCCGTCTTATCTTGATCCTTAAGTTCTTTAACTTGCTTTTGAATAGAAATAAGATCTTTATTTGCATCAACTAATGTTTTAGTTAGTTGCGATACAACTTCGAAGGCACGAGGATGTTCACTTGCCTTTGCTAACTCAAGTAAGGAATTGAGTGCATCTGAACCCTGTTCAATAATTCCGTATAAATTGCCACGAGCATATTCATAATCGGTTTGTATATCCTTTTCTTGCCCATTAGATTTTGGAATTATTACAGGTCTACTTTCTTGCGGAATTAATTCCCCCTCAATTCCCAATATAGTATTCATATTTTCGTGTAAATTTTTCATTAATGTTCATGCCTATTCTTTCCATCAAAATAATCATAATTGTCGAATGCATAGTCCCAAGTGCTATTAGCTGTAATTGTATCATATGCGACAGATGCGGACGAGTTTGCAGTCGGAGAACCGTTAGCATATTGCCCTGGAGTCAGAACAATTTTCTTATGTGGTCCAATTTCAGTTGTGATAGGGTTGGCGGTATCTTGCGCAATCATATCAACAACACTCCGATTAATAATACCACGATTACGAATTGGTCCCCAAAGATAACCTTTCATCGTGAAATTGAATGTATAAATTATTGCACGACGTGAAGAAAAGTCAGCTTCATAGGAATCTTCTATAGACATATCATGCATGATAGTAGGCACGTCAAAATATTCATCAAGTTCATCAATTAGCTTGACGCTTGCTGTCCATTCTGGTCTAAAAAATGGAATAATTTGCTCTACGACTTGAACCGCATCTTCATTATTTGCAAACATACCATACAACGACATGTTAAAGTTGTACGGAACAGGAGTATATTGGCTGGTCAACTTTTTAACATTACTATTCATCGCAGTTATTTTATGCATCTTATTTAGAGCACGAGTCTGGTCTGCTTCCATTCCAGTAAGTTCAAAGGAAAGGCGTGGCAATTGAATTGCTACCCCCTTCGCATCAACAGAATCCTGCCTTAGACGTGCCAACCAATGTTCCCGTGGTCCATATGCTATAG